TAAAAAAATTAATAAAATCAATAACTTAGCAGGATAAAATATGAAAATTAAAACACTTATCGCTTTACAATCAATAATAGACGAAAAAAAAATACCGGTAGATATGGAAGAAGAGCACTACTACTATTCTCATTCAAAAGACGAGTTTAAAGATATATTAGAAATGGATCTTCATCATTTCGTAAGGGCATTCAAAAAATTAAATGAAAATCAAGATAATGATGAACCTGTTTTGATAAAAAATGATGCAGAAATATATGTAAAAGAAAACTTTGTAGAAGCTTTGACTGTCTATCAAGTATTTCAAATGCTCCAAAAAAAATTAGATGAATCTGATATGGATATATCAAACCTTATTGAAGATTTTGTGATACAAAAAAGAAATGAACATTAGTAAATATGAATAAAAGACCTGAAGAACTAGGAATAAAATTAAGATCCTTAGAAATAGGATCTCAAAAATTAAAATGCCCAGAATGTCAACCACCGCATAACGCTAAAGATAATCCTTTAACATTGACAATCAATACAGAAGGAATAGTTTGGTTTTGTCATCATTGTGAGTGGCGTGGTAGTTATTTTGAAAATGGAAAAATACCTTTCTCTTTACCAAAGAAGCAATATGAAAGGCCAAAAAAACCTAAACTTCAAGCTTCTTACAATATGTATTCTTATTTTACGAAGCGTTGTATACCGAAGGAAACACTTGATAAGTTTCAAATATTTGATGAAAAAGGATGGTTCGGCTTTCAATATTTTAATGAAAATAACGAATTAGAAAATATAAAATACAGAACTTCAGAAAAAGGATTTAAGCAATCCAAAGGAGCGAAGCAAATACTCTATAACTACAATAAAGTCGCAAACGAAAAGACTATCGTATTTGTAGAAGGTGAAATAGATGTTTTGTCTTGTGATGTAGTAGGATATTTAGCTACTACATTACCTAATGGAGCACCTAAAGAAGCAAAATATAATGAAGATGATGCTAGATTCAAGGCCTTACAGAATTGTCCATTAAAGGCTAAAAAAATAATAATATTTACAGATACTGATACGGCAGGTGTAGCGCTACATAAAGAATTACTACATAGATTCGGTAAAGATATATCGTGGTTTGTAAGATTACCTGATGATTGCAAAGATGCAAATGATGTATTAGTTAAGTATGGAAAAGAAAAATTAAAAGAAATTTTGGATAGTGCAGAACCTTACCCTGTAGAGGGTTTATATACCGCTAATGACTATCATGGAAAACTACATGATTTGTACTCAGGAAAATACGAAAAGCCTTTAGAAATAGGAATACAAGGTTTGGACGATATATATAAGATTATGAAAGGCACTTTTCATACCATAACAGGAATACCTAATCACGGTAAATCGTTATTTTTAGATCAAATATTATTAACATTAGCTACTAATCACAAATGGAAATTTGCTATTTTCTCGCCAGAACATAGCACAGAATTTCATATAAGAAGGATGGCACAAATGTATCTTAGAAAAAGTTTTGATGAGGGCTTTTCAAATAGAATGACAGAAGAAGAGTTAAATATTGCAATACAATTTATTCATTCACATTTTTATTTTATAGAAACTAAAGATCATATTCCTACAATAGATAGAATTTTAGATATATGTAAAAGTAGTATATTCAAACATGGCGTAAATGGATTAATTATAGATCCATTCAATGAGGTTAGTGCAAAAAGGGAAGGAAATACTAGAGAGGACGAACATATAAGAGATTTTATTTCTTTATGCAAAAGATTTAGTCGGACTTATGAAATAGTAACTTGGATTGTTGCTCACCCTACAAAACTGCAGAAAGGAACGGATGGAAATTATTCCCCACCTTCTGCATACGATATAAGCGGTGCTGCTCATTGGCATAATATGGCTGATGCTGTTCTAACTGTACATAGGGATTTTGATACTTCAACCACAAACGTAATTACTAGAAAAATTAGAGAACAAGATCTTTACGGAAAAATCGGAGAAGCGACTTTTCAATATAATTTTAACGAACATATTTTCAAACCTTTAAAAAAAGACAACGTATCAGACTGGAATAAGATTAGCTTCAACGATTAAGAAAATTAATATCCTCATTCAATCAAAGAGTATATTAGCTAAGACTTTTGCAATTTAATTTCCTTTTTGGAATCTTTTAAAGTATGATTCTGAGAAATTTTGGGAATATATGAATAAAAAATTTCAATATGCAAAGCTTACAACAGATCTAAAGAATGAGATAAGAACTCTGTATGTACAAGGCTTTGATGATGAATCGGGTAATAGAAAAAACTATACTCTTGAAGAACTTGCTCTCAAATTCAACATAGCAAAATCTACTATTTATAGAAATGCCAAACAAGAGGATTGGAAAATACAAAAAGAACAATTTCAATCTAAATATTTAGATGATTTAGATAAAGCAAGATTGAAGGAACTAAGACAAGAATCTATAACTTTAGACAATAATAGTATTAGTCTAGCAAAAGCACTTTTGCGTACTGTAGGTCAAAACCTTACAAGAAATAATCAGGATATAAATCAAGGCAGAAAAGGAATGATCCCTAGCCAGTTGCATGCATTAGCTAACGCTGCTTTATCTGCACAAAGATTAGCTAAATTAGCATTAGGAGAAGTAACCGATAACGTAGAAATAAATGGAAACTTACAAGACAACGCCTTCAGAGAAGCTATGGAACTGCTTGACTCAGTTGCAGACAGACGCAGAGAAAGCGACGATCAACCTATACACTAGCTGGCTAAAAACAGCCAGACCTAAACAAATACAGCCAAAAAAAGATCATTATATATGGCTAATATTAGCAGGTAGAGGTTGGGGCAAGACTAGAACAGGAGCTCAAGATATAGCTTTATATGCACTTAGGAATCCAAACACTATATCTGCAGTTGTCGCACCTACACATGGTGATCTGAGAAGAGTTTGTTTTGGTGGTCCGAGTGGGCTAATGACAATCATACCGAATGAATGTTTTAGCACTCAAAAAGACAGAAAAGGATATTCACAAAGCACATCCGAAATAAGATTATTTAATGGATCTAAAATTATTGGATATGCAGCTTCAGAACCAGAGCGATTGAGAGGGCCACAATTTCATAGAGCATGGGTTGATGAGCTTGCGGCTTGGAGATATAACCAAGAGGCATTTGATCAACTGATGTTTGGTCTAAGATTAGGAAAGAATCCTCAATGCGTGATAACAACAACACCTAAACCTATAAATTTAATCAAAGAATTGATAGACAGAAAAGATGTAATAATTACAAAAGGAAACACTTTTGAAAATAAAGATAACTTAGCTGAAACTGCTTTATCAATGCTTAAAGATAGATACGAAGGAACAAATTTAGGCAGACAAGAATTATATGCTGAAATTATAGAAGAATTTGAAGGGGCTCTTTGGAATACTAGAATGATAGAAGATACTAGGATTAAAGAAGATGATGAAAGGGAATTGAAGCAAATAATTGTAGCTATAGATCCTGCGGTTACTTCAAATGAATATAGCGATGAAACAGGAATAGTGGTGGTAGGTAAAGATTTTAACGAAGCTTATTATGTCTTAGAAGATCTATCTGGGAGGTATAGTCCTGATAAATGGGCTAGGAAAGCTATAGATTGCTATTATGAGTGGGGTGCTGATAGAATAGTTGCAGAGGTAAATAATGGTGGCGACTTGGTGGAAAGGCTTTTAAGAAGTATTGATTACAATATACCTTATAGGTCGGTAAGAGCGACAAGAGGTAAACTCACCAGAGCAGAACCAATAAGCGCATTGTATGAGCAGAAGCGTGTACATCATGTAGGTTACTTTTCTGAACTAGAATCACAAATGTGCTCTTATACAGGAGAAACTAGACCTTCACCTGATAGATTAGATGCTTTAGTATGGGGAATGACTGAACTCTCAAAATCAAGAGGCGAAGTAAACTGGAGAATAAGCTAATGGCAAAATTATTTGATAATCTAAAAACAGTTTTTGCAGATACACCTATAAAAAAAGACACTACTGGTATGGTCGGTTACTTTGGTGTCGGTTCTTCGCGTTCAAAAAAATATACATACGAACAGCTAGCCGAAGAAGGCTACATGAAAAACAGCATTGTATATAGATGCGTCAACGAAATAGCTAAAGGGGCTAGTTCTGTTCCTTATATGTTAAAAGCAGGAGATACAGTACTAGAAAATCATCCATTGCTTCAACTTTTAGATCGTCCAAATCCTTTGCAATCCCATAGCGAGTTTTTTAACAGCATATTTGGTTTTTTACTATTGAGCGGCAATGCTTACATATTAAAAGTAGGAGCTGATATAGGATCCCCCAAAGAACTGCATCTTTTGAGGCCTGATAGAATTAGAATAAAAGGAAGCGGTAAATCTATTCCTAAATCTTACGAATATGTTTTAGGCGGAGCAGTAAAACAAATATATGAGGTAGATGAGGCAACAGGGAATTCAGATTTGAAACAAATAAAACTATTCAACCCTATGGACGATTATTATGGATTATCGCCTATGGCAGCGGCAGCAATTGAAGTAGATCAACACAATATGTCTGGTCAACACAATATAAATTTATTGAGTAATGGTGCAAGACCAAGCGGAGCAGTAATATTCAAACCTCAAGATGATCAAGGAATATCAGTAAACCTTTCTGAAAGTCAAAGACAGCAATTATTGTCAGACTTAAATAACAGATTTCAAGGAACACAAAACGCAGGCAGACCTTTACTTCTTGAAGGTGACTTTGATTGGAAAGAGCTCGGCCTTTCTCCAAAAGATATGGACTTTATAAACCTCAAGCACATGGCAGCAACAGATATAGCCCTTTGTTTCGGTGTGCCTAGTCAATTAGTTGGAGTTCCTGATGCACAGACCTATGCGAATGTGGCAGAGGCAAGGTTAGCTTTGTATGAAGAAACAATAATTCCTCATTTAAAAAAAATAGAATCTGATCTAAATGAATGGTTAGTACCTATGTTCGGAGAAGGTCTTATGTTCTGTTTTGATATAGACAAAATTCCTGCGCTTGCAGAAAGAACAAGAAGAACTTACGAGAATATTACACAAGCAGTTAGAGAAGGAATCATGACAAGAAACGAAGCTAGAGCACAGATAGGATTATCTCCATTAGAAGGGGCTGATGATCTTTACATATCAGCAGCTCTTTTTCCTCTCGGGTCTGAAGCACCTACTCAACCTGAAAATCCTACAGAAGAAGAAGAAATGAGTGCTTATGACGATTATGATGATTTTGACTCTAAGCAGACAAACTTCCCAAGTAGAGGAGATGACAAGAAGATATCACTTAGGAACTCCGAACATGAACAGTTTGACTACGACTTTGCCAAAAATGTAAAAGAGGTTGGCGTAGGAAAGCAGATATGGAAAGCGGGCGGCAACATAAGGGGCAATGATGCTTTTATATTATGGGGCAGAGCAAGAGAAGGCTCTGAAACACCTGCAGTTCTTGATTGGATTAAAGAGAGGGAATCTTGGGGTGCTAGACACTTTAGGGATGGTCAAGCTTTCAAGGGCGGTAGTAAAAGTCCAAACCTTTCTAATGTAGCAGGAGTTGTAGCTCAAATGAAATGGGGCGTAGTTGGCACACTAGGTATGCAGGGTATGAAAGATGTAATACTTGAACTGACTAAAAAATTAGAAGGTAAAAAAGATCCAGATGATAAATTCGTTGATGACTATTGGTTTCACTATGCTGACGGACATATTGACATAGGTCATGGCAACGCACCAATTTTCATAGATGAAAAACAAGTATCAGCAAAAGTAAAAGAGGCACTTCAAAATAAAGTAGATGAACATAACGAGAAGTATGGGGACAATAAATCTAAAAGGGCAACTTTGAGGATGTTAGAAGCAGTATTTCGCAGAGGTGTAGGAGCATATAATACAAATCCTGCTAGCGTAAGAGCTAGAGTTAGGTCAAGTGATCAATGGGCGTACGCAAGAGTCAATTCATTTCTGTTCGCACTAAGAACAGGTAGATTTCAAGGCGGTAAGTTTGATAGAGACTTGCTACCTAAAGGGCATCCTCAATCAACTAAATAGTGTTATTAGAAAGCAAACAGATAAGTAGATTTAGAAGAGGAAGAGTAAGTGCACAAAAAGAACTAAGGACTCAACTAAGAATACGCAACAATTTAGAAAGACAACTATTTAGAAGGCTCACCTCTTTATTTGGCAAATTCATAAATACGAGAGCCTATATTTATACGCAATTTGGATATTATGATCTTTCTGTGTCAAGTAGAGAATTAGAACTTGAACTTATACCTGTGCTTCAGAGACACTATAGAAGAGTATATAAAACTATTTTCAATGAAAATAACAGAATAAATTCTTTAGAACAGAAAGACGATGTACTCGTTTTTGAAAGAAATAAAGATTTAGAACCTTTTTTAGAAGAATATTTTAGATCCAGAAACCTTATATTAGTAGGAATTACAAATAATATAGCAAAGAGAATTGATAGGGTTATAAGAAGAGGTAGAAGAGCAGGTTTAACTTTACCTGAGATAGCAGCAAACATAGAAAAAGTTAGATCCATAGCAAGACCAAGAGCAGCTACGATAGCTAGAACAGAAACGCATAATGCGGCAGGACATGCTCATCATAAATATTATCAGCAAGTTGAAAAAGATTATGGCTCTAAATTGAAAAAAAAATGGGTTGCAACTTCAGATACTAGAACAAGAGACGCACATTCTTTAATGAATACAAAAAAACCTATAGATATGAATGAAAAGTTTTTAGTGGGTGGAAAAAAAATGAAACATACAGGAGATCCAGATGGAGGCCCTGAGAATAATATAAATTGTAGATGTGTAATAATTTACGTAGATGAACAAGATGTTGTGCTTGATTAGAAATTACACTACTATATGTTGACATAATGCCAATACCTAAACCATATTCAGGAGAAAGTAGAAGCAAATTTATGAGTCGTTGTATGGGGGACAAAACTATGACCGATGAATACGATAACAACCAAAGGCTAGCAGTCTGTAGCGCGAGCTATAATTCCAAAGGGGAAGAATCAAGCGATGAAAAGAGACAGATACGTAAGGACGTATTTACGACCGAAGAGGAAGCTGCTGAGAGAGCAAAAGAGATAGGTTGCTCGGGTACACATACACACGATGAAGATGGTAATACCGTTTATATGCCTTGCAGTTCACATGCAGATTACACCAGACTTACAGGAGATGAGCTAAGTTCAGAAGAATCTGGCTATGGTTACGGCGGACCAATGAAGCCAAAGAAAAAGAAACCTAAGAAAAAAGACAGTGATTGTTCTTGTGACTCTCAAACTGACAATGTAGAAGATTTTAAATCTTTTATTGATATAAAAACTGAACTAATAGCAACGGAAGAAGATGGAACCTTTGAAGGATATGGCTCTGTTTTTAACAATACTGATTTAGGTAATGATGTAGTCGTAGATGGTGCGTTCTCAAAGACTCTTCGCAAAAGAGGAGTTAAAGGAGTAAAACTTTTATATCAACACAAAACAGATATGCCTATAGGTGTTTTTACTGAAATCAAAGAAGATGATCATGGACTTTACGTGAAAGGTCAGTTAGCACTGAATACGACTAATGGTAGAGATGCTTATGAACTGATGAAAATGGGTGCACTTGATGGTTTATCTATAGGCTTCAAAGTAAATCCAAAAGAGGTTGAGTATGACAAACGTACAGGCAAAAGAATTATAAAAGAATTAGATCTAATGGAGGTCAGCCTTGTGACCTTTCCTATGAATCCTAGAGCGACAGTCCGTTCGGTAAAGGGCGAGGAGATCTCCATTAGAGAATGGGAAAACGGAATGCGTGATGCCTTCGGACTTTCCCGTTCTGAATCTAAGCTTGCAGCAAAAGCTGTAAAGCAAGCATTTACTCAGCGAGAGGTTGATGATGATGCTGAACTCGTAGAAGCGATTAAAACATTAACATTAACCATTAAACAACTGTAAGGAGTTTATTATGTCTGATTTAATAGATGTAAAAAACGCTATGAATGATCTCGCAGAGTCTCATGAAGAATTTAAAAAGGCTTACGACGAGAAACTTGAAGCGTTAGAATCTGGCAAAGGACACGACACTCTTTTAGATGACAAGATTGCTAATATAGAAAGCAAACTTGATAGTCTTGAAGAGATTAACCAAGCCGTGACTAAAGCCCAACTCTCACAGGACAATATCAAAGAGCAAGTAGAACAGCTTGAAACGGTCATGAAAAGACCTAATTCTGGCTATGAAGCTAAGCAAATTGATGAGACTTGTGAAGCTTTTGAAAAATTTGTGAGAAAGGGAATTGAAAACCTTGAACCAGATGAAAAAAAAGCACTAACTGTCAGCAATGACAGCACAGGTGGATATCTTGCACCGCCTGAGTATGTACAGGAGTTACTAAAAACAGTAACTGAAATATCACCTATACGTACTATAGCAAGAATCAGAACGACTGGTCGCAGATCAGTACAAGTACCAAAAAGATCAGGGCAGTTTGCAGCACAATGGGTTGCAGAACAAGGCACAAGATCAGAGACTACTGGCTACAACGTAGCATTAGAGGAAGTCCCTGCTCACGAGCTTTATGCCTTAGTAGACATATCTGAACAGAACCTAGAAGATACAGTCTTTGATCTTGAAGCTGAAATGCAATCAGAGTTTGCAGAGCAATTTGCAAAAGCCGAGGGCACATCATTTGTAAGTGGTAGTTCAGTTGGTCAACCTGAGGGGCTATTAACAAACAGTAGTGTGAGTGAAGTAAACTCTGGTAATGGCACAGCTTTATTAGCTGATGGTCTTATCACATTAGTTCATAGCATTAAATCTGAGTATGCAGCTAACGGAACTTTTGTATTCAATAGAACTACATTAGCAGCTATCAGAAAGCTAAAAGATACCGCAGGACAATATGTGTTCCAAGCAGGTATGTCTCTACAAGGTGGAGTACCTAATACAATTTTAGGTTATCCTTATGTTCAGGCTACTGATATGCCAGACGTTGCCGCAAACGCTTTCCCTGTATTGTTTGGTGATTTCAGCAGAGCCTACATGATTGTAGATAGGAATGCTTTAGCAGTACAACGTGATCCATTCACACAAGCTACATCTGGAAACGTAAGATACGTAGCTAGAAGAAGAGTTGGTGGTCAGGTTGTTCAAGCCGAAGCTATTGTTAAACAAAAAGTATCAGCGTAAGCGAGGAGTAAACAATGCAAGACTTATCAAATAACGTAAGCCCAGCAGTTAGTCTAGCGGCAGCAGTTAGAACTGCGGCAGCTAATGGAACTGGCGTTGACCTTCAAGGTTATGAAGGAGCAATGGTTCTAGTTGACGTAGGTGCAGAAGGTGACACTTTATCAAGCTCAGTACATTTTGAGATCTCATTAGAGGAATCTGATGATGATTCAACTTATACAGACGTTGCACAAGCAGGCATAGTTGACGGAACTATCTCAGCCGATGGTATCTTCTTAAAATTAGACGGTACGACTGGCGGTGATCCTGACTCTTCAGGAGGTATATTCCGTGTTGAGTATGTCGGCGGAAAAAGATACATAAGAGTTGTCTTAGCAAAGACTGGCACACACTCTAACGGCACACCAATAGGTGCAATGGTTGTTAGACATAAGGCTAGACATAGCACAGATAACGCTTTCACAGCACATAACGCTTAATTGCATAGGATGTGGGGGAGAAATCCCCCACTACCTTAAGGGAGAAAGAAATGTCCAAAAGTTATAAAATTTTAG